ATGGGCATGTGGAGTGGCCTGGATCTGATGGTGGATCCCTATGCGGGCGCCACCGCCGGCACCGTCCGCGTGATCGCTCACCAGGATCTGGACGTTGCAGTGAAGCAGCCTGCTGCCCTCTGCTACGGCACCTGATCTAAGTAGTCATGCACGTTGAAATCCTCCGCAACGTGATGATCAACGGGGAGTCCATCTCGGTGGGCTCCCTGCTTGAACTCAACGTTGCCGATGCCAATCTCCTGGTTGGTACGGGCAAAGCCAAGGTGGTAGACGCGCCTGCGCCTCCTGCCCCCGAGGAGCCCGCCCCCCAGGAAGCGCCTGCTCCCCGCACGCGGCGCAGCAAGTCCCCCACTTCCCCCCAGGAGTAAATCATGGCCATCCTTTCCACGGGCCTGAGCAAGCTGTCGCACCTTGCTTTTGCCCCCACCGCAGCCCGCACCGCTGACCTTGACGGCACCGCCGTTGACATGCAGGAGTACGAGGGCGATGTGATCGTCATCCTTGATGTCGAGAACGGCGGCACCTCCACCCTGGATGTGAAACTGCAGTCCAGCGATACCGAGGGCGGCAGCTACAGCGATGTCACCACGGTCTTCAGCCGTGGCGGCGTTGAGCAAGCCTCCGGCGCTGTCGCCTTCGCCCAGGTCTCCACCTCCGCCTCTAAGCAGTACCTTGTCTTCCCCAAGGGCGCTGCTAAGCGTTGGATCAAGGCAGTGTCCACCACCTCAACTTCGACCCACACCTACAGCATCAACGCTGTGGCTGCCAAGAAGTACGCCTGAGCGGCGTAAGCACAAAAGCGCAGAGCCCAGGGAAACCTGGGCTTTTCTTGTTTTCATCATTGCCCGCAGGTTTAGAATGATCGCAACTACGCCTGGGCTCGCGTCATGAGCGGCACCCCACATATCGGCGGCTTTGCTGCTCCCTCCACGTCGGATTATGCAGCGTTCACGTACACCGGGTCCAACCTCACCCAGGTCGTGTACAAACGCGGTGGGGCCAGCGGTGATGTCGTCGGCACTTTAAATCTGACTTACGACGGCAGTAACAACGTGACCTCCGTGTACTGGAGCCTAGGCTGATGGCATATAAGTTCAACCCTCTTCTCGGCGCCGGCCTAGATGAAGTAGGCGCTGGCGGTGCAGGCTCCGCGCCTGGCGGTTCCGACACCCAAGTGCAGTTCAACGATAGCGGCAGCTTTGCCGGCTCATCCGATCTGACCTGGGACGACACCGCCAAGGAGCTGGGTGTCGGCGGTGACATCAACCTAGACGACGGCGGTACTTACACCACCCTGCTCCAGTTGGTGACGCCCACTGCTAACCGTACGATCAGCTTCCCCGACGCTACGGGCACCGTTGCCCTAGTAGCGGGCAGCTCAGGGCAGCTGACTTATAACAACGCAGGCGTCCAGGCTGGCGATAGCGGCCTCACGTATAACGCCACTGCTGGTGCATTGACTGTCGGCGGCAAGACCGTCACGGCAGATGCGCCTGTCATCAACCTCAGCCAGACGTGGAATAACGCTGGGGTGACATTCACGGGGCTGAAGCTCACCATAACGGATAGCGCAAGTGCAACAGGCAGTGCTTTTCTTGACTTCATCGCTGGTGCGACACGACGTTTCTACGTCGGCAAAGGAGGCTTAATCAAGGCACCAGGTCTTCCTACTTACGCAGACAATGCAGCGGCCATCTCCGGTGGCTTAGTTGCTGGTGACGTTTATAAAACCGCCACTGGCGAACTCCGCATCACCATTTGAGGATTGACCCATGGCGCTTGATTCCCTGACCATTGTTATCACCGCCCCTCGTGTTATTGACGGGCTGGTGTTTGCTTCTAATACTGCCAAGATGTCCCCCAAGGACTACTGCACCTTCCTTCTCACCCAGGACGGTCACCGTTTTGCCGATGCCAATAGCTATGGCATCATCACCAGCGCAGCCTTTGTGGGACGCTTCACACCCCAGGAGTACGGCAATATCCTCGCCGCCGCCCAGGACACCGTATCCGTACCAGACCCCATCCCTGGTGTTTCAACCGCTGAAGAACAGCAGGCGTATGACGATATGGTGGCCGCCTATGCCTTGATGACAGAACCAACGGCAGAAGAGACGGCGATGTATCAAGCTGTGGTCGATAGCTACATGGCTGCAATCGCAACCACCAATCAGGCTGAAATTGACGCAGCAGAGGCTCATAACGCCCAAGCCGCCCAGGTCCGCGCCCTTTTGGATGAACTGTTCGCCTCCCCCCTGGTGGCCTTGGATGATCCCCGCGCTATCGCCGGCCTGGAGCTGCTGGTGAACCTAGGACTGCTAGATGCCGCCCGTCCTGGGGAGATCCTATTCTATTCTCGACCCACGGCAGAGGTGGCAGCATGATCTACCCCGCCAGCCACGACATCACGATCCTGCAAAACGCAACGTGGTCTACGTCGGTGCGTGTCACGGAGAATCGCCAAACCCTAGGCGCCATCACGGTGGCGGCTGGTGTGGGCACCTTTACCTGCGACTGTCACGGTTTGGTTGCCGGCGACAAGGTGGTGTTCACAGGCACCTACACCGAGGTGCCTTGCGGGCTGGCGCTGAACACCGTTTACTACGTCATCGCATCGGGCCTCACCACTGATGCTTTCAAGGTGTCGGCCACCTTGGGTGGTAGCGAGATTGCGCTAAGCGGCACCGCAACGGGCACGTTCTACGTTGCGCAACCGATGGACCTGACCGGCTACACCGTCGATGCAGACATCTACGGCCTCCTCACCGATGTGCAGGAAGCAACGATGACCTGCACGCTGTCTGATGCCACCAATGGTGTTGTGTCCCTGGCGGTGCCGCCTGCGACATCTGCAGCAATGAACCCCGGACGCTACGGCTACGACGTAAGTTTTACGTCCAGCGGCGGCAGCCGGTATTATTTCCTTAAGGGCATCGCCACGGTTGAGCGTACCTACTCGCGGAACTGACTATGACCAGCAGTGGTGTCGTTCAACTATCGCTTGTCCCGCAGTCTGATGTACAGGTAGCAGTTGCCGTGCCTGGCGTGCAGGGCGGTACAGGGCAACCTGTGGGCAATGACTACGAGATTCAATACAACCTTGCCGGCGCATTCGGCTCCACGTCAGCGCTGAAGTGGAACTACGTCGATAATGAGCTTGATGTAGTCGGCGACCTGAACTTAGACGACGGTGGCACGTACACTACGACGCTCCAACTCGTCACGCCAACGGCTAACAGGGCCATCTACTTCCCTGATGCCTCGGGTACGGCGGCCCTGATCCCTGGCGCCAGTGGTCAGGTGGCTTACAACTCCGGTGGTGCGCTGGCGGCCAGCAGCAGCCTGACATTTAACACCACCGATGGCCTGCGCACCACGCTGCGGTTTGGGTATGCCGCAGGTGCAGGCGGCACCGTCACCCAGGCGACGAACAAAAGCACTGGCGTGACGCTGAATAAGCCCGCCGGTCAGATCACGATGAATAACGCCACGCTGGCGGCTGGTGCGGCGGTGAGTTTCACGTTGACGAACGATCGGATCGACGCTACGGATCTATTGATCGTCAACCACAGCTCAGGCGGCACCGCTGGCGCTTACGTGTTCGACTGCCGGCCTGGTGCTGGTAGTTGTTTGATCACCGTGCGTAACATCACTACAGGCAGCCTATCCGAAGCTGTGGTGATCAGCTTTGCTGTCCTCAAATCCACCGCATCTTAACCATGGCTGACTTCACCATCTCAGTGCCCAATGAACTGCTGCCTGCATTGCAGGCGGAGTTCTTGATTGTTTCCAGCACTGGCGCAACGGCTGCCGCCACCGCCGAGGAGTATTTCGCTGCCAGCGTGATCGAAACGCTGCGGCAACGATGCGAGACCTACAAGGTCGGCCCGTATTACGTGGGTGCCTTGGAGCCGAAGTTCCTGGCCGATGGATCACCCAACCCGGCGTATGATGGTACTGATGCGATCGTTCTGCCTGAGCCGGAACCGGAGCCTGATGCACCAGTCGAGGATCCAGCAGGCGAGGAGCCTGCGACTGAACCCGAGCCGGAGGTGATCTGATGGGCCTTAAGATCGGGGCGGGGCTGACGCTGGATAACGGCCTGCGGCCCCAGGCCATCGCTGGTGTTGCACCGACGCTTGACTATAGGTTTGCCCGCGATAAACGCGAGACAGAGGCGGTAAGTCTTACGGATAAGTTGACCTTCACTGGTGGTAACCAGGGCACCTTCGTGGGCTCGGATGGGTACATCCAACGGGCGACCACCAACGTGCCACGGTTTGATCATGGCCCGGTAACAAGGATTAGTAAAGGGTTGCTGGTGGAGGGGAGCAGGGAGAATTTGCTGCTCAGGAGTGAGGAGTTTGATAATGTAAATTGGATTAGAGTAAGAACGCTTCCGTTTGGGTCTGGGTCAGTTGCCAACGCAACGGTTGCACCTGATGGCACTCTGACCGCAGATAAAGTGGTAGAAGATGCAACAATCAACGCCAACCACATTATCTACCTAGGAAGCCTTGGACTTTCTTCCTCTCTGTACTCATTTTCAGTGTACGCAAAGGCGGCGGAAAGAAGCCAGTTATTCTTGAGACTTGACGCAGGGGGAGGACAGAAGAATGTGTCTTTTGATCTTTCCACGGGAGATGTTCTTATCGAGGGAGTGGGCACAGAAGGCAGCATCACACCAGTCGGCAATGGCTGGTATAGATGCGTAAATACACTTACAACGGCGGACACTTTAACAAATGCTGTTGTTATGCTTGCCAAGGCTGGTACCTCTATTTACACAGGCGACGGCACCTCCGGTATTTATCTCTGGGGCGCCCAGCTCGAAGTAGGCACCCCCAGCACCTACATCCCCACGACCACTACGGCCGTCACGCGCACCGCTGATTCTGCCGTGATCGACGGCACCGGAGTCCTCACCGGCACCTACACCATGGTCGCCAAACCAGAGGGGAGTGCCATTGAATCCGGTGGCGACATCGTCCTGCAGGAGGGCTACACCGCCGAGCGGGTGATGGTCTTCCCCGCTGCCCTTAGTGCCGCTCAGATCACCGCTATTAGGAGTGCAATGTAATGACCTGGAAAATCACTGGTGCCCCAGGGACGGGCGACGATCTCCTCTACTCCCAGGCTGGTACGCCAACCCTGGACCTACGCTTTGCCTCTAGCAAAACCCTGAACGATAACGTCAGCGGCCAGAACCTAATTGACTTCACCAGGGGTGGTAATGGTATCGGGACGTATGTGGGCAGCGATGGGCTGATTAAGAACTCGGTGGTGAATCTGCTGCTGCAGTCGGAGGATTTTTCGACGACGTGGCTCCGAGAAAACATATTAGCTTTTGGTAGTGGTTCTACCGTTAATGCAACAATAGCCCCAGACGGAACAGTAACCGCTGATTTGATTACAGAAGACACGACTGCATCGGCGTTGCATCGTATTTCCCAAAACCTAACGGCCTCTGCAGGCGACGCAACATTCTCTGTATATGTAAAAAGGGCAAACGGAGCGCGCAACCTTGAAATAAACGCCAGCGTATTGCTTGGTGGCCGCGCAGTGTTTAACCTGTCTAACGGAACGCCAGGTGAAGTAACAAGCGGCACGGCATCTATTCAGAATGTTGGTAATGGGTGGTATCGGTGTAGCGTTACTGGCACTTCGGCGGGAGCGACAACCAGTGCATATCTCCAGCTATGTACAGGCACAGCCTCTAGCACCAGAACATACACAGGAGACGGCACCAGCGGCATCTACCTCTGGGGCGCTCAGCTCGAACAATCCTCCACCGTAGGCGAATACGTCAAGACCACATCTAGCATCTCCGGCGCTCCACGGTTTGATCATGACCCGGAGACTGGTGAGAGCCTGGGGTTGTTGGTGGAGGAGCAGAGGACTAATCTGCTACCGAATAGCCAGCAAATAGGACTCGCTGGCATTTGGGGAATAAATAATTCAGCCAGCGGCGTATTGACTCTTAACAACGCAACCGCTCCAGATGGAACATTTACAGCGACAACAGTAGTACCTTCTGGTGTTTTCTACGGTCCCAATGACTTTGTTAGCGTAAGTGCTTCAACTGATCATACGTTTAGCGTGTGGTTAAAGAATAACTCGGCAACTGTACCAGTACGGGCAAATATTTTTGGATATTACTCTCAATTTCTCAATGGAGTGTTAACACCTACTAATGCCAACATAATTGCGTCTTCCATTGAAGAGTTTCCAGACGGCTGGTACAGAATTAGCTTGACCGCAAATAGCGGTGCTGGTGGCAGTCTGGCTGTAGCAATATATGGAGATCCTGGCGAGGGCTTTGAATGCTGGGGCGCCCAGATCGAAGCCGGAGCCTTCCCAACAAGCTACATCCCCACCACCACCGCAGCGGTCACCCGCAGTGCTGACGTGGCCTCGATCACTGGGGCTAACTTCTCCAGCTGGTACCGGCAGGATGAGGGGACGGTGTTTGCGGACGCCACTAACTTAGCAGTTGTTCCAGCTTCTGACTTCCAAACGATAGCCGCAGTCTCAGATGGAACTAATAACAATCGCATTGAGCTTGGATTCTTAACAGCAACACTGGGCAACTTATTGGTTCGGGAAAGTGGCGCTAGCTCTGTTTCTTTGATCCCAGTTGTTTCAACTTTAAGACGAGTCGCCGCAGGCGCGTATTCAAGCTCTTCGGCAGCAGTATCATATAATGGAGCTGTCCCATCTCAAGGTGACACTGTTGTACTGCCAACCGTCAACAAACTAGATATTGGCGGATTAAACAGCACTGCCATCAAGGAGCTTAACGGCACCATCAGCCGCCTCACCTACTTCGACCGTCGCCTGCCTAACGCCACCCTCCAGGCGATCACTGGCTAAGCAGCCCTGTGCTATGGTTCCGCAACGCCGCCACCCCAGGCGGTGATCCTTAAGGAATCCTAAACTCTCATGGCACGTAGCTTTACCCCTGTGGACACCCTTGCCAGCCGCGACCGCGACTACGACCGCTACGACCGGGATCGCGACCGCACCCCCACCCCGACGCCCGACCCGGAACCCACCCCCACCCCTGCCTCAGTCTTTGGCGAATACGGCACCATTGCCGGCAACCACAACTGGCAGCGCGTCACGCTCCAGAACGCCTACGTCAACCCCGTGGTGATCTTCTCGGATCCCACCTTCAACGGCGGCCAGCCCGTCGCCGTGCGCTTGCGTAATGTCGGCGCCCAGAGCTTTGAGTTCTCGCTACAGGAACCCGCCTACCTTGACGGGCTCCACGTCTTTGAAAACCTGAGCTACATGGTGGTCGAGGCCGGTACTTGGAACGTCGGCGGGATGGTGTTCACCGCCGGTAACATCCAGACCAACCGCCTAAGCAGCGCCGGCTTCGACACCGTGGCACTGCCCAACATGGGCGCCAACACCTCGGTCATGACCCAGGTGCAGACCTCCAATGGTGCCGACTGGGTGACGACCCGCACCGATGCCATCACCGGCAGTGGTTTCCGCGTCACCATGCAAGAGGAGGAGGCCAAGAACACCGGAACCCACGTCTACGAAAGCATTGGCTACCTCGCATTCAGCGGCAATGCCACCACCATGGGCGACACCCTGATCCAAGGTGGCCTCACCCCAGAGACGGTGAACCAGACCAACAACAACCTGGGCTTTGCGCAGTCCTTCACCAAGGCACCCACCCTATTCACCAAGGTGGCATCCTTCAACGGCGCCGATACCGCCAACAGCCGCATCACTGGTGTCACCGCCAGCGGCTTCAGCGCCCTGGTGCAGGAGGAACAGTCCCTAGATGTTGAGACCACCCACCTCAGCGAATCCTTGGCATTCCTCGCCTTTGGCGGCAGCAGTGGCAACCTTGTCGGCACCCAGGTTCTAGCTGCGGTGGATACGCTGATCTAATCCCCAGATAGGTGCTGCCATGTGCCCTAGCATGGGTACATGGCATTCACCGAAGACCTGGATCTATTCCTTGCAGACTTCGGCGTTCAGGTAACAGCGGGCGCCGTTTCTGATTTGGGAATCATGGATATGCCCAGTGAGATTGTGGCTGACGGCGTGGTACTGACCACCGACTACAAGCTCACCTGCAAAACGGCGCTGTTTGGCGGCTTGGTTTACGGGGATACCGTGGCCGTTGATGGCGTCAACTACACCGTGCGCGAAGTGATGCGCCTAGATGATGGGGCATTTTGCGATCTGATGCTGATGCGTATCCCGCCAGACGGCACCGTCGTGGGCCGCAATCCCAGGGAGTTTGAGCTGCAAGACCTCACCGACGTATCCATCGCCAACCAGGCCCAGGGTGATCTGCTGATCAACGACGGCACCGATTGGGTGAATACGCCCCAGGTGGATGGAGGTACGCCATGAGCACGACGCCGCAGCGCATCCACTTTCGCGCTGGCACCCAGACTCAGTGGACCCTAGCCAACCCAGTCCTAGGGGCAAATGAGCCTGGGTACGAGACCGACACCAAGCGCATCAAGGTGGGCGATGGCGTAACAGCCTGGTCCGCCCTTCCCTACGGCCACCTCAACTCCGACCCAAGGACGCTGAACAGCCTGGGCTTCACCTTGGATGCAGGCCTTACTGCAGACCAGGGGCAGCTTACCTGGAACGCTGATGAGCAAACCCTGGACCTGGGTAAAGGGAATGGCATTACCCTGCAGGTAGGTCAGGAGCAGCTATCCCTATGCCGCAACAGCACCGCCAGCACCATCCCTATCGGCACCGCCGTGATGTTCGCCGGCACCTTGGGCAATAGTGGGCGCCTCCTGGTTGCCCCCATGGTTGCTGATGGCACGTACCCAGGTTATGTGTTCTTTGGCATCACCACCAAGGCCATCGCCGCAGGCGCTGATGGGTTTGTGACCACGTTTGGCAAGATACGCGGCATCGACACCAGGACGTACAGCGAAGGTGCAATCCTGTGGTGCAATCCTGCGGTCCCAGGTGGTCTAACCGCAACTGAACCCCAAGCGCCAAACCTGAAGCTCCCCGTGGCTGCGGTGGTGTCTAGCACCACCCAGGGCATCCTCATGGTGCGGTGGGACACGGGGCGGCGTCTTGCCGATCTACACGATGTCCAAGCAAACGGCAGCACCCAAGACGGCGATGTGTTGACGTGGAGTGACGCTAACAATCGGTGGCAAGTTTCCTCGCGTCTTACAGACTTAGAGCAGCGTGTAACCGCCTTGGAGGCATTGTAGGCATGGTCGATGCGCAAACCAGGGAGAAGTGGCTAAAGGTCAAACACGCCTTGGAAAGTGCGGGCAAGACCGATACGCATTACTACCGCCGCGCATTGATCATCCTCTCCGGCAAGACGGATCCTGACCCCTGGTCCGACCTACGCTAGATCCAACTAGCGCATAGGTCGTGGCAAGTAAGAACGAACAAATCCTGGCCCAGATTGCCACCACCCTGGCGGGTACAGCAGGCGTAAGTACACGTATCTGGCGCTCCAGGGTTGAGGCGATGGGGCGCAGCGAAACCCCCGCCCTGGTGATCGAGCCCCTCAGCATCACCTACACGCAGCAGACGAGCCTGCCCACCTTGGATGCGCTGTTGCGGGTGCGTGTGACCATCATCGTGCGTGGAACGGTGCCCGACAGCCTGGCTGACCCCACGATGGTGTCACTACATAGCAAGCTAATGGCTGACCTCACCCTGGGTGGTTTGGCGATTGATGTTCAGCCATCACAGACGACGTTTAACCTGATTGAAGCCGATCAGCCTGCCGGGTTGATCTCCTGCGAGTACGACATCAAGTACCGCACCCAAGTCGCTGCCCTGGATGCCACGCCATGAGTCGCCGTCGTTCTTTGTATCAACCCCCTGCACCTATTGTTGAAGACGTGTACCAGGGGCAGGGTGGTTCCTACCTCCTGGATCCTGAGACCGGCCTTCGGACGCTGGTTTTTCGCACGTACCCTGCGGAAGAAGTCCGCACCACCCCAGAGATTCCCGAGGTAACCACAGATGCCGCTCCTAACACGGAAGCGTCTCATCCTGATTGAGACGGAAGGCACCTACGGCACTGATCCCACCCCCACGGGGACCGATGCCGTGCTGGTGCGCGACCTGAACATTGTGCCCCTGCAGAGCGACGTTGTAAGTCGTGACCTGATCCGCCCCTACCTGGGTGCATCCGAGCAACTCCTGGCCAACACCAGGGTTGAATGCACCTTCAGCGTGGAACTGGCTGGCAGTGGCGCTGCCGGTACTGCCCCTCAGTACGGCAAAGCCCTGCAGGCCTGTGGGCTGAGCGAGACTGTTTCCGCAGGTGTTTCGGTGACCTACGCCCCGGTCTCCGCCTTGTTCTCCAGCATCACCATCTACTACAACATTGATGGTGTACTGCACAAGGTCACGGGCGCCAGGGGCACCTTCACCCTGAGCGGTGCCGTGGGTGAGATCCCCCAGATCAACTTCACCTTCACTGGGATCTACAACGCGCCGACCGACACGGCGCTGCCCTCGGTGACATACGCCAACCAGTCCACCCCTGTGGTGTTCAAGAACGGCAACACCACGGGCTTTGAGCTGCTCAGCTACGCCGGCTGTATGCAGTCCGTGGAATTCGACCTGGGCAACACCCTGGTCTACCGCGAGCTGATCTCCTGCAACAAGGAGGTGCTCATCACCGATCGTGCCAGCACCGGCACTGTGGTGATCGAGGCCCCCACCATCGCCGCCAAGGACTACTTCACCGCAGCTCTGAGCGACGGCACCCTGGGTAACCTGCTGTTCCAGCACGGCCAGACCGCAGGCAACATCGTGGACTTCGCCTCCACCAAGGTGGACATTGGTGATCCCTCGTACACCGATCAGGACGGCATCCACATGCTGAGCGTCCCTGTGACGTTCGTGCCCAGCACTACTGGGAACGACGAGTTCAGCCTGATCTACACCTAAACCCAGGGGTAGGTTGTAGTACAAAGCCCAGGTGTAAAAACCTGGGCTATATTTTGCTGTACAACCAAGCTATCCCCAGGTACATGGCGTTTGTCCGCAAGAAGGTCAAAACCTTCAAATGGCCTGTCACCATCGAGGAGCCCAGTGATGGCGGCACCTTTGACTCCTCCTCGTTCGACGCAGTATTCAAGCGTGTGGGACGTAAGGAGTTCAGCAAGCTGAGCGAAAAGGGCGACGCGCAGCTGCTCCAGACCATCATGGTGGACTGGGAAGGCATCACCGACGAAGACGGCCAGCCCATCCCCTTCTCCTTGGCCACCTTGAAGGAGTTCGTGGACGACCCGTACTGGATCCGGGGTGTCCTCAAGGCCTACACGGAGACGTTTGAGGGAGCCCGCCAGGGAAACTAAAGGAGGTTGCCAGGTACTGGGCGTCTGGCAGCAAGAAGATCGAGGACAAATCCCAGGACGACGCCAAAGCGTTCGGCATCTCCATCCCCGTCTCTTCCGAGCCCCAGGAGGAGCATTGCGTGGTGTGGGACGAGAACTGGGACTCGGTGTCAATGTTCCTTCGTATGCAGACCCAGTGGACCGTCTCTATGGCGGGCTACACGGGTCTGCGCTACGAAGTTTTGGTGTGTTCCGGCGGACTATTTGACCTCTATGATGTTGAGGATCGCCGCACCATGCTGGACGACATCCAAGTCATGGAGATCGCAGCGCTGAACGAGCTTCACAAGGACCAGGGGGGCAAACGGGGTGGCTAAGCAGGTACAAGACATCCTGGTCACCCTGGGTATTAAGGGCTATGAGGAGCTTGCCAAGTTAAAGAGTGCGTTTAAAGGCCTCGCCTCTACGGTTGATCAGAGTGATGCCGTTCTAGCGGAAGCCAGGGAGGGGATACTTAGCTATGCCAAAAGAGCGCAGAGCAGCGAAGCGACGTTAAAGGGACTAGAAGCTGCACTTAAGGGGGTCAGAGAGCAGGCAACCCTTCACTCGCCTTTGTACAAGCAGCTAACGCAAGACATTGGCAGTGTCAATAGCGAATTAGCGCAGCTATCTGTTAAGTACGAGACAGTTGCCGACAGGGCCACAAAGGCAGCTACAGCCCAGCAAAACGCTGCTAATGCAGCGATGCGTTCTAGGTACTTGAATAAGCCCACGGAGGCTTATGTACCAGCGGGTGCCACAGGTGTTGTAGCACCAACAGCCTACGACGAGGCGATTGCTGCCATCAATGAGGTAAATGCGCGTTCCAATACCACGATTAGTTCCTTAGAGGAACAGCGGAGTGCATGGCAACGACTTAGGAGCGTTGTTGATCCCTCATCGGATGCCTTTAGGCAGGCTACAACCAATGTAAAAACACTACAAGAGCGTCTTGACAGCCTCTCTATAACCCAGAAGAAAGTTCCCGAAGTACAAGTAGATGTCTCTCCCTATGAGAAAGCTAGGGCGGCCTTGGGTGAGGTTGTTAAGCGTTCAGACAATACTATCGCTTCCCTGAGGGAGCAGTTGAATGCTTGGTCTATGTTGCGCGAGGTGGTAGACCCGAACTCAGCTGCTTTTGATACAGCTAGTCGGCGAGTGGCTGCACTACAGCAGCGTCTTAACTCTCTTAAAATTACGCAGGAGCAGGTAGGCAAATCTAGTACAAAAACTGTATCTACGCCGTATGAAGAAGCACTCAAGCGTCTGCGCGACGTAAAACGCACTTCCGATAGCACCATCCAATCGTTGGATGAACAGCGTAATGCCTGGGTTGCTCTGCGCAGAGCGGTAGACCCGTCTTCTGCTGCCTTTGAGAATGCCACCAGGAATATCAAGACGCTAGAGACGCGGCTTGATAGTCTGGCCCTCAAGCAGGACAAGGTTACAAAGAAACGCGGCCTAGGCGCCCAAGGCCTCACCCAGATCGCGGGTGCTGCCATTTCCGGTGGCATCTTCGGCGGCCCTGAGGGCTTCCTAGGTGGCGTTGCGGGTGGCGCCCTAGGTGGTGTTGGTGGTGCGTTCGCTGGTGCGGCGATCGGCGCCCAGGTTGCGGGCTTACGCCAAGCGGCTGGTGCTGCTGCCGAGTACGCCGCCGCCATCAACCAACAACGCCGCGCCTTGAGCGGTGTGGTTGAGGACAGCGCCGCCTATCAGCAGAGCCTCGCCTTCATTGACCAAACATCCCGGGCACTTGCAATCCCGCAGGAGCAGGTCACTAGGAACTTCACCAGATTGGCGGCGTCTGTCATCGGTGCCGGAGGAAACGTAAACGCAGCACAGGAAGCGTTTATGGGTATCTCCAGCGCCATCCTGGGTACAGGTGGAACACTGGCTGACCTAGACGGCGCTCTACTTGCTACCGCCCAGATATTTTCTAAAGGAAAAGTTTCTGCCGAAGAACTCCGGGGCCAGATAGGTGAACGTCTCCCAGGTGCGTTCACCCTATTTGCCGAATCTATTGGCAAAACTCCAGCAGAACTGGACAAGATGCTGGAAAAGGGACAAGTTTCGCTCAACGACTTCATGAAGTTTGTGCGTCTTGCCAGTAGTGATTACGGCAAGAACGTGGTGCTGATGTCGCAGAGCAGCGAAGCAGCCGGCCGCCGCCTTGCTACAACTTGGGCGAGGATGCAAGAGGAGATCGGTAAGGCCTTGCAGCCGATTGGTGCCGAGTTTCAGGACACGCTAAGCCGTTTCCTCTCTGATAACGAAACCCAGCTTGTGGAACTAGCCAAGGGGCTGGCCGGTGCGGCTAAGGCGTTCCTAGACCTTGCCATCTCCGTTGGTCCAGCGTTGGTGGGACTTGGAAAACTGGCTCTCGCGTTTGGCGCTTCGGTCTTAGCGACCAAAGCGTACATAGCGTTGCGTGGTCCGTTTGTGACTGCGTTACTTGCAATGCGGGGAGCTATGGGCACGATGACTGCTCAGGCCGCTGCGGCGCAAACACGTTTGTTGGCACTTGGAGCATCAGTAAAAGCACTCGCTGCGTCCCTGGCTGTTCCTATCGTTCTGACTATCGCCATCCAAGGTATAGCGCAAGTTATAAGCAATCTTGAGCGAATTAAGCGCCTGAAGCAGGAAGTCACAGATCTCCCTTCTGTGGAAGATTTTATTAGCTCTAGGTATAAGGGTTCCGCTGTTGGGCCTCAGGACAGGCAGCAGCTTATCCGTGACCTAGAAGAAACAAACGAGGCTGTCGCCAAGCAGCAAATTGTTGCAGGTAAAGCACAGACAAAGTTGCAAGAGTTAAGCGCGGAGGCCAAAAAGTTATTCTCGACCAAGAAGCCTAAGGCGGACGAACTGTTAGTTGCGCGAGCTGAAGCAGACAAGGAGCTAGCCGCACTCAACAATCTCATTGAGCGCCGCAAAGAGCTTGGTCGCCTTATGGGCACCGTGGGTACTGGCTCTCCCGCTAAGCCCTTTGAGTTTCCCACAGACCCCACCAAGGATAAAGACGAGGCTTCACGTAAAGCCCGAGATGAGGCAGCCCGCCTCGCTGCAGAGCAGCAGCGTCTTGACGAAGCGTTGATGCGTCAAGGCATTGAGCTGGACGATCTGCGGTTCCGCAACAAGATGGATCTCGTCCGGCGCGAATACGAGCTGCGGCGGGAGCTGGAGGAGCGGGAACGCAATCTATGGGCCAGTACTTTCCGAGGACGTGGAGCGGAGTCGGCAAGAGCCCTCACCGACCTCCTTCAGCAGGTTGAGGCGGGAAAAGCCCGCAGTAACGAGCTGGAGGCAGAACTTCGCCTGCGTCGTCAGGCACTCATCTCTGCCCAGCGGATGGAGCGTGTCACATCCCAGGGGATCAGCGGCGCCCCAGCGGGCACTTCTGGGCTTGCTGGTGGAAGGGGAGCGGCTCCGGCTGGTGGAGGTAGCCAAACCCGTGCCCTTGTCGCCGCAGCACAGAAGCTCGGTATCAACCCCCTGGATCTCGCCACGATCATCGGCTTTGAAACAGGCGGCACCTACAACCCGTCGCAGTGGGGCGGTGCAGGTGGGCGGCACATGGGCCTTATTCAATTTGGTCCTAGTGAGCGCAAGGCCTATGGGGCATACCAAGGCCAGAGCTTTGAGGAGCAAATCACCGGTCCGGTGGTGCGCTACTTCCAGGAGCGGTTCCGTGGTGTGGGCATGTCCACCCAGGGGGCCGATCTTCTGACGCTGTACAGGACGGTGCTTGGGGGTAACCCAAAGGCATCCCTAGGTGGTCGTGACGCTTTTGGTACCTCTCCACAAAGCGGCGTGGCCGCCATGGGACCGCACCGCACAACAGCACTCAACCGTTTCTTCGGTGGCGACGTTGCCAACGTCCCTGCAGCGACTGGAGCCCCAGGTGGTGCAACGCAGATTCGCCGCGATGTTGCTGCCGAGGGTTCAGTTGCTCAGGCCAAGGAGAACGTCGCTCAGCAAGAGAAGCTAATTGCGATTGAGCGCAAAAATGCAGAGGACGCAACTAAACTCAGCGTTGCGGAGTTTATCCAAAAGACTACCAAGTCTCTGGACGATCAGACTTACGCTTTGGAGCAGAACTACGACGCATACCAAGCAAGGCTCCAGGTAGAAGAAACGGGTATGCGCTCCGAGTTTGTTGAAGCTGAGATGGAGAAACTGCGCCTATACCAAGAGCAGGGTGACGCGCTTGCTCCCTTGCTTGAAGCGCAAAAAATCATCAACGACCCAGAGGTCTTGGAGACTATAAACACGGCTATACAGAAGATCAATGACTCGTATAGCAGGCAGACAGAGATCGTCAACAACCTGGCAAAAGCCCAGACAGAACGTGGTGTAGCACTCCGTACATACCTGGGGCAGCAACGTCGCGAACTGGCGAAAATGGTTGACATTGAGCAAATTGTCATCCAAGGCGCTCAGGCCATTGAGCAGGCGATGTCTACTGCAATGTCGGCTGCCGTCACCTCAGTAATCACAGGTGTCGGATCCATCCGACAAGCACTCAGCGACGCTTTTGAGGCGATCGGCCAAGCTTTCATTCAGATGGCTATGCAGATCATCGCCAAGCAGCTAGTCATGATCACCCTCCAGACGATCCTGAAGGCCCTGGGGGGTGCCACGGGCGGCGGCGCCAACATGGCCGATGTTGGCAAGTACGCAGACACAGCCACGAATGTGACGTTGCCTAGCATCCCTGCACCCAGCGCCAAAGGCAACGCCTTCACCCCCCAAGGCCCTGTGGAGCGTTACGCCAAGGGCGGCATCGTCAATGCACCAACGCTGTTCCGCTACGCCAAGGGTGGCACGTTTGCGCCGGGGCTCATGGGTGAAGCCGGCCCCGAGGCGATCCTGCCGCTGCGCCGCACACCTGATGGCCGCCTTGGCGTCACCCAGGTCCGCAGCCCCCAGGATGCAGATCGGATGCGCGAGATGATGGGCCGCTCCCCTGCGCAGCAGCAGGCGCCCATGCTGAACCTGAAGTTCGAGACCACCACCATCAACGGTGTCGAATACGTCAGCCGCGAGCAGCTTGAGGTGGCGATGGCCGAAACCCGCAAACGCGCCAGCAAAGAGGGCGCCGAACGTGGCATGTCCATGACGCTCGATAAGATGCGTAATAGCCCACGCACCAGGGCACAGGTCGGTATGCGCTGATGGCCAGAGTCTTCCCTTCCCTGACGCCATCTACGCGCCAGTTCACGCCTGGAACGTACCCGACGCGGACGTACCGGGCACTATCAGGCGCCACCGTAAAGCGCAGCTTCGGCAACAAGCCGCATAGCTTTGAGCTGAGCCTGGACTTCAACAACGTGCCAGACAGCACCGTGGTGCAGATCATCAGGCACTACAACGACAGCAGCGGTGGCTTCAGCCGCTTCCTGTTGCCTGACACCATCTTCGCAGGCATGAACATCACCCTGCGCGGCCTGATCCAATCCCCCTTGGGGATTCTCTGGGAATACGGCGGTCCACCGCAGGTGCAATCAGTATTCCCTGGGATCAGCTCAGTTTCGATCTCGTTCCTTGGTGACCTGTCGATCTAATGGCAACTGAGATCCGCATCTGCCAATTCATGGATCTGCTGGCATCCACTGGTATTCGGCACCTGTATCAGAACTACTTTGTGCAGGAATCACGCACGCTGCTTGGCGTTGATTATGCATTCATGCCCTTCCAGGCCAGCGGTGCATTAGCCAGCCTCAACGGTGAAAACAACCAGCTCAGTATCCTGTTCCCCAACCAGGAGGCGGTAGTGCGGTTTGTCGAGGCTGGTGATGGCAACCGCCTTAGCGAACTGGCGCTGACAACCGCATGGCTGAACCCCAACGGCAGCATTGCAACCAAGTTCACTGAGTTCTACATCGGTACTGGCGCGGCGTTTGATGACACCACCGTCGAGCTGCGGTTCCGCTCCAGCATGGATAGTGTTGGCGCCAGATTCCCCGGTCGCACGCTGACCGTAGACAACGTAGGTGTGTTGCCCCTCAACGCTGACCTGTACCTGCGCTGAGATGTTCGCAGACCTCATCGGCCTGGAGTACCGCTGGAACCACGCCCCAAGGGATGGGACTGGCTACACCGACTGCTTTCAGCTCATGGGTGAAGTGCAAACCCGCATGGGGCTAGCGGATTACCGCGATCGGTTCGGCTGGGTCTACCACGAATACACCCAGGAGACGCTGCCGGTGCGGCGTGTTGCGCGGTGGCTGCTGCAGTGCGGAACCCGCCTTACAGTGTCAAAGCCTGGGGCGTCTGTTTTGTTTGTGGGTCAAGCAACTGCTGCCCTAGGTACCGCTACGGATTGCGGCGTGATCTTCATCGCCCCAGGGCAACGTGTTGTTCATGCTCCGCCGCAGCCCAATCTTCAGTACGTGTGGTTAGATCAATGACCCGTCGCCTGCTGCCCTACGAGCACGAACTGATCCGCACCCTGGGGGTTACGGAAGAGGAATACCTGGAGTTCCTGGCGCTGCAGCTGGATTACGTCAGCTCACCTGAGGAGCGCGACGCCGTAATCCGCGCAGAGATCACAGCCACCACCTATGCCGTTACCGCCCTAGTCCTTACCATCATCGGCGCCATCTTCCAGGTGGCTGCTGTGCTCTTGGCGCCGAGGCCATCAGGTGGCGGTAGGCGTGATCAACGCCAGGCCAGAGAGCAGCGTTTCAGCCCGCGTTACGGCTTCAACTCAGCGCAAGAACTCGCCGCCTATGGCGATGTGGTGAATCTGGTCTATTGCAACACCAGCCACAACCCGCGTGGTGCCGTGCGCGTCGGCACATCCTTGGTGTGGAGCAGCGTCGAAAGCTACGGCAACTCGCAGTTCATGCAGCTACTGCTGATCCTTGGTGCCGCAAACATCAGACGCATTGACTACGACCGTGTTGCATTCGGCCAGCTACCCCTCGATGACTTCAGCCCCGCCAAGACGTGGCTGTACTACGACCAAAACGGCCGCCCTAGCTTCAACTCCAAAGTGCTCGGCGATGGCAAGGATCCAAGCCGCGACGGCGCACCGGCATCCGCCCCGGTGTGTCAGATCCTGGATGGCGGTGTACGCCGCGACGGCTACAGCCAGGCATTTTCGCCCAGCTCACTCGTTACCTGCGGCGTCTACGACCCGATCCCCATCAACGTCCTTGTCAAGGAGCGCCGCCGGTCAGGTCGCACCCGAAGCGTTGAGAACGGTGTAACCATTCGCGGCGGCAGCTGGAGCACAGGCGGCAACAACCGCTGGAATGTCGGCGAACGCTTCACCTTGGTACTAGCCAAGGCGCCAAACCGCGATCAAAACATCGCTAGGGAGGCGGCCAAGGAACTGCGTTATCAATACGTTGATGCCTTGGATCTTGGCAGCACCTACATGCTTGGAACGGCCAAGTTCAAGCTGCAGTCCATCTCCGATTCGGTTGACCTAGACAAGAACCAGATCGAGGCCACATTTGAGTGCATTGATTCAGGCCGGCGCCCTTACACGGAATACAACCGCACGAAGGCAAAGGAATACGACGAGAAAGACCTAGAGGCGCTGGAGCTAGCCGAAGAGCTGCTGAAAGAGCCATACGAAGAGGAGACGCGATCTGGCTTCGGAACCCTGGACCGTGGCATCGGCACCTATGTAGGTCGCCTTCGGCAGATCACCGACACCGAAGAGGATGCACTGGAGAATGTAAAGCCACAGGCGATTGCTTTTGGCTTTGATGGCATCCGCTATGACTTCTCCGGCAGGCGCACCATCGTCTGGCGTGATGAGCTGGACAAACGCAAAGAGCGCAGGATCTACAGAGGTGGATCCATCGCCTACACCAAGAAAGCCTTTGAGGCTTACATGGCGAACATTGACAAGCTATCCACTAAAGAACTGCGGGCTGAGCTGGAAGACGACCTAGAGCAAGCTAGGCAGCTCCGGGATGAGATCGCAGCAGGTAAGTACAAGAAGGATCTACGCCGCGAGGCACGCCGCACCAAGATCGCTCGACTGATCAAAGGGCAAATCCGTGACCTTTCAAAGCAACTGGAGAAAAAGCTAGAGAAGAGTTTTAAGAAATCGGAAAACGGCGCCGGCCTACTCAAGGGCAAAGGCACTGATTTCAAGGCGTCATCAGAGAAGGTTGCTGACCTTGAAAACCAAATCGACGACCTCAAGGAAGCTAGGGAGAACCTCATCAGCGACGACCTGGAGCGTATTGCAGACGGTTACATCTCATTTATCCGTAATGCCAGGGGCCCATTCCGCCTGTTCGGCAACCGCTATGCCGGCGGTATCAAGTACATGAAGCAGCGGTTGCGTGACATCAGCGGCGAGCAAACAGCAGATGTCATTGGCACGCAGGCGGTGCGTGACTTCTTCCGTGAACTCATCCGCGAAAAGGAAGAAGCGCTTAAGTACGTCAAATACGTCACCAAAAACTGGGAGGAGCTGATCAGGGCAACCGATGATCACTTCTACACCAAATGCCTAGTCAAGGCAGACAGCGCCGCCTATCAAACCGTAACCAGTTGTAATTATGTCAAGTTTTCCCTCAAGACACGCCTGTTCCGGCGCATCAATGGCAGGCAGAAGCAGTACGGCCGCAAGGATGCACCAGAGGCGTACAAGCTGAGCGACAACGGCATCAAAGGCCGCATGGCGTTCTTCAAGGTGCTCTATCGCACCACCGGCACCCGCACCTACTCCTCACCGCCTGTGATCTTTTGCGCTAGGCGTGCCAGTGATCAGGAGCACTACATCCAGCTCAACTTCCAAGGCGGCACTGCAGCAAAGCGTGATTTCAAGCTGGAGCCGATCTCTGACATCGGCTCTGAGATCCGCAATTCCGGGCAGACCACCTTCGCCTTCATTGAAAACAGCGGCAAACGCAGCCGCGTCACCCATGGCGGCAACGAGTTCTGGTGGATCGGCGACAAGGTTGGAGTGCAACCCGGCAACCTGAAGCCAGCCCTAGAGGAACGCGGGCCTTGGTACACCAACGAATGGGATTTGTTTTCCGTCAAAAGCGACACGCAGATTCAGTTCAGCTTTGAAAACGGCCCTGAGTTCAGCATTACTGCCGTAACGGAGCAGCAGCTGGGTTCTACCGCCGGCAAGTACGGCGACATGAGCACCATGGCATTTGGTGTCTTCTCCGGCCGTGGCGTGCAGGATCTGCGTGCCATTACCGCCTACGTGCTGGAGGGCAAAAGCTGCTGGATCGTCAACGAATCCACAGGGCAATACAGTCGCGGCGGCAGCAGCTCCTATGCGCCGGACATCTTTGCCGACACCATCCTCGACGGCAACGACGGCATCGGCAAATACGCCAAGGAATCAGGTGTTGACTGGGATGCACTTGCCCTAGCCAAGCGGTTCTGCAAAAACAACGGCCTTGGCACGCAGCTGTTCATGGATGGTGTCATCGCAGAAGCCACGCCATGGCGTGAGTTCTGGGCTGAAGTTGCACCGTATTCACTCCTGGAGTTCGCCAAGATCGGCGGCAGAGAGACGCTGGTCCCTGCTATCCCCGTCACCGCTAACGGCGCCGC